TCATGCCGCCATCCTGACGCCCTGCCCGATCGCCATCAATGCCGCTTTGGATACAGTAGTAAACATTCGTCGAGGACTGATGAACGGTCGCCAAATCAGCAGCATGGAGCCTTTGCTGTTTCCCTTCTTCTCCAGCCCTGTCGATGGTTCGATAAAATTAATCCGTCCATCAGTGATAATGCGAACTTCGTCGACACTCTCCAGAGCCTTGCTGAACCATCCGACTGACATATCCTCTGGCACAAGCATCACTACCGTCTGTCGCTGTTGTATGCACTGCTCAGCGGCTTTTTCCACCCACGGCCTGATATTGCTGTACGGTGGGTTATTCCAGATTGCACCGTGGCTTATCCACTCAGAATTTAGCGCGTCGTCGGCCTCAGTTAGCCAGTGAGCGCACAGAGCATTTTTGTCGCTCGCAGCTGAATCCAGCCAGAATCCAAACTCAATATCCAGTGCATCAAAAAGCCAAAGCGGCGTTTGCCAGCAGTCCTTGTCGTGTGATGGCGTATTTGATTTGATAGTCATGCAGCTCTCCCTTTTCGTTGTGACCATTCATACTCTCGCCAGGAGTCATCACTCCACCGCACGTTGCGCTCTGAGCCGAACCAGAACATGATTTCGATAAGCTCAGTCATGCTGGCCTTCCGCATTTTGCTGGTACGCACGCCAAGCATGACAACGCCACCGTCGATACCAGGCACACTTCGTTGCTCCAGTTTTTTGGTCTTAAGCCACAGGGCAGTGAACAGGTCTTTCCAGTCTTCCGGCGCCAGCCGTTGACCATGCCATAGCACCTGACGCGAAACATCGTTCAGCATCGGCCACATACGGTCATTCTGCGCTTTGCTGCGCTTGGGTTCTTTAACGTGGACTTCGTGGGGTGACTTGTCGTCGATGGGTAGTGAGAGAATGGCGTCTATGGCGTTATTTCTGATTGCTTCGTTGCGAAGCAGAAAGGTTTGCTTCATCTCCTGCTCTCCGGTTCCATTTTTCAGCCGCCGCAGCAACTGATGGTGCCCATGCCCCCCTGGCTTCACAGAGGTCACATTCTGCATAGCCCCACACATCAATATTTATTCCGGCCTCAACCCACAGACGAGCATTACCGCCGCAAAACGGACATTCTTTTAGCTTTGGCTGGGTTAATGATAGGTCGCTCATGCTCACTCCTTCACTTAAAATCCAGACTCCGGATAATTCTGTTGCGCTGAAACTCATTGTTGAGTTTGAACAACCGTCGAAGAACACGGTCACGCGGATAGCGTCGTGCGGCAGGTGAATGCTCATACAACTCATCAAGCGGCAAACTGGACGATGAACGATACCGATACCAACGCACCAACTCTTCACGAAAATTAGCCCTGACAAGCTCAGCTATCGTACTCATTTCTTAAAGCCTCCAATTACTCTTCCTCAAATAAAAAGGCCTGCGATTACCAGCAGGCCTGTTACAAGCTCAGTGATGTAGATGGTCATCTTTTAACTCCATATACCGCCAATACCCGTTTCATCGCGGCACTCTGGCGACACTCCTTAAAAATCAGGTTCGTGCTCACCTTTCCTTCCCGTTCTTCCCTGGTAGCAAACCGGTAATACACCGTTCGCCAGACCTTACCATCAATGACAAGGATTCCTGCCCGCGCCATTTTAGCCGCAGCCTGATTTATACTGGTTACGGTTGCGCCTGTTAGCGCGGCAACGTCCGGCGCACAGAAGCTATTATGCGTCCCCAGGTAATGAATAATTGCCTCTTTGCCCGTCATACACTTGCTCCTTTCAGTCCGAACTTAGCTTTAATTTCTGCGATCTTCGCCAGAGCCTGAACATGATTTAGAGGTCTGCCGCCCATGACAGGAAGTTGTTTTACTGGTTCAGGAATCACCTCACCACGGTTAATTCTCGCAGTCATATGGACAAGCTCATCTGCGGCCTTGCGCCGTAATTCCGCGTCAGTCAGCGCATTGGCCCGCATGTTCTGGTACAGGTTGGTAACCAGCCAGTAGTGCGCGTTCGATTTCCACGGATAAGACTCTGCATCCGGATACAGGCCTCGCTTCCGGCAATACTCGTAAACCATATCAACCAGCTCGCTGACGTTTGGCAGTCCGGCGATAACGGATGCTTCTTCCCGGCACCATGCAACAAACTGCCCGGGTGATGGAAGAAATGGTCGATTCTGCCGACGGGCTACGCGCATTCCTGCGTTAACCTGTTCCATCGAGGTGATCCCGTTTTCCCGGAAAGCCAGAACCCACTGGCGGCGGATTTCATTCAGTTCGTTCTGGTCCCGGTTAGCCAGACTCGCCGGGAAAGTTGCCAGTAACTGGCTGAACACACCGTTGATGATCTGCGCTACCTGTTGTACCTGCGGCTTTTCGTCGTACTGTTCCGGCATGTTGTTGGTGATCCGACGCATCTGCTCACGGTCAAAGTTAACCATCTGTGCGGCGATGTTTTTCATAAATCCACCCCGTAAATCCAGTCAGTGTTTGTCAGGTCGAGTTTTGGTTTTCCAGCTGTCACGCCAGCCTGTTGCTTGTTACGGTTGATTTCGAGTTGGGTCCACTTGTCGCGGAGTTTGGCCGGACTTAGCACGTTACCGGACCAGAAGTTGTCCTGGCATGCCCAGCGGAACAGCACGCACATGTCGCGGTGGTTACGTCCGTCACGTTCACGCATCAGGCGGATATCGTTAGCCCACCCTGCAAAATTCGGTTTTCTGGCTGATGGTGCGATGGTCTTCACCATGTCAAACATCCACTCTGCGGCGGTCAGGTCTTCTGCTGTTCCCCACTTGCTGCCGCTCTGAATTGCAGCATCCGGTTTAACCACAGAAAGATCGTTTTCTGGCTGGTCAGAGGATTCGCCAGAATTCTCGGACGAATAATCTTTTCTTTTTTCTTTTGTAATAGTGTCTTTTGTGTCCCCCTGTTTTGAGGGATAGCAATCCCCTAATTTGAGGGATGTTTTATCCCTCGTTTTAGGGGATTTTCCCTCGTTTTGAGGGATGTCCCTCATTTTAGGGGAACTTCCCTCGTTTTGAGGGATGCACCATTCTGAGATGTTTTTATTTGGTCCAAACATGCCGCCTTGCTGCTTGATAATATTCATTCTGACGAGTTCTAACTTGGCTTCATTGCACCGTTTGACAGGTAACTTTGTAATCTCGCTAAGTTGAGAATCGGTGATTCTGTCCATTGGTTTATTCCACCCATAGGTTTTACGCAGAATGGCAAGCAGCACTTTAAACTGTCGCTTGGTCAGATCTGCGCCTGAATAAGCCTCAATCAGCATATTTGATAGTCTGGCGTAACCATCATCGAGATCTGCCACATTACGCTCCTGTTCGGCAAAGTTACCTCTGCCGAAGTTGAGTATTTTTGCTGTATTTGTCATAATGACTCCTGTAGATTGATCCAGTAATTCCCTCAGAATTGCATATCAATTTGCTTAGAGTCCCCGGCGGCCACCGGGGATTTTTTCTTTGTGATTTCATCAAGCGCATACTTAAAAGCCCTGCTAATCGGACTGATGTCTGATGCCATTCCGAAAGCACACAAGACCGAAGCAATAAATCTCCAGTCCGTTCTGCTTATCTTCGATTCATGACAGCCAATCATCTTTGCCAGACCGCGCTGGGTAAGCGTTGACAGGTTGATGAGTAAATCAGTTTCAGCGCGATCAATTTCTCGCTGTGATAGTTTGCTGTAACTTGTTTGTTCCATTTCTTAAGATTTCCAATAGTGAATAGCTAGTTGAAAGGTATGCGTGGAAACGCATATGGCCTTAGTTGGTCAGATATATTGGGACTCGCTTTGTCAGCGACGTAGGACGAATGTCCATTGTGAAAAGAGCGGTGTTACTTATGCAGCCAGAAGGTTCTTTTTGCTTATTTCAAGCATTTCGCTTGCTTGATATTTGCCACCAGAAATCTCTTCGATTTTTGATGCGTATTTAGTTTTCCCAAAAAACTCAGTCTTAGGGAGGAAGCCGTTTTTGAGCCACTTATAGACAGCCCTTTCGCTAACTCCACAAGCCTTCGCAACTTCAGGGATGCCGACACCTTTAATCGGCTCATCAAGATTTTGCATAGGAATATCCTTTTTCGTACTTTCAGTACGTATTATGGTTGAACTGAAAGTTTTTGCAAGTGCTTTAGTATCGTACTCATGGTTCAGAATGAAAAAGTGCGCAAAGAATTCGCCCAGCGGCTAGCGCAAGCCTGTAAAGAAGCTGGTCTTGATGAACATGGTAGGGGAATGGCTATAGCCCGTGCCCTTTCTCTTTCGTCCAAAGGCGTTAGCAAATGGTTTAATGCTGAGTCTTTACCGCGTCAGGAAAAAATGAATGCGCTTGCGAAATTTCTAAACGTTGATGTTGTTTGGCTTCAGCACGGCACTTCGTTAAATGGAGCGAATGATGAAGATACTCTTTCATTTGTTGGCAAATTAAAAAAAGGGTTAGTGCGCGTGGTTGGTGAGGCAATTCTTGGTGTTGATGGTGCCATCGAGATGACCGAAGAGCGCGATGGGTGGCTCAAAATTTATAGCGATGATCCAGATGCCTTTGGTCTTCGTGTGAAAGGAGACAGCATGTGGCCCAGAATAAAATCAGGAGAATATGTACTCATTGAGCCTAACACCAAAGTATTCCCGGGTGATGAGGTGTTTGTCAGAACCGTTGAAGGACACAACATGATTAAGGTTCTTGGCTATGACAGAGATGGAGAATACCAATTTACAAGCATTAACCAGGATCACAGGCCTATAACGTTGCCTTATCATCAAGTAGCAAAGGTGGAGTATGTAGCTGGTATTCTGAAGCAATCTCGCCATCTGGATGACATCGAGGCAAGGGAGTGGCTGAAAAGTTCGTGACTTCATCGTCACATAGCTGGTAACCAGTGGCCTGAAGAGACGTTTGGGTGATGAATGGCTAAATGTCTCCTAATAAAAACAGCAATCATTTGAAATTATTAATAATTATAGAGGCTTAGTCTTGGAAATCAGCACGGCGGTTATTCATTCCGAAGAAGATGCTTTGCGTTTTGTTGAGATGTACATCGCTGGGCAAGATCTTCCTGATGGAATATCATTTGAAGGGTGGCCTAACTTAACCTTCCGTCTTACTGGTGACAAATTTCATGGCAGTTTGACTCCTTCTGTCATGAAGGGTTTTGTTGAAATGCAGGCCCAAATAAACCGAGCTTATGCATTGTTAAAGTACGGAGTTCCTGACCCAAGAAAGCTTTCAAAAGAAGAGAAGGAAGCTATCGAAATTCAGGTGAATGTTGAGAATGGCTCGTCCTTGATAGAAGTTAATATGGATGGGTTCATGGGTGAGGTTATACAAACTGCGGTGAGTAAAGTGGGCCCTCAAGAGATCGTTATTACAGTTTTAGGGGTCGCTCTTATATGGGGCGGCGTCGTCCTATTCAAAAAATATCTAGAAGACCGCAAAGAGATTCGCATGGCAGAAGTAAAAAGCGAGTCTGAGCGTGAACACCTTGCGACCATGCGCTTCATGTCTGAGCAGGAAACAAAACGAAGTGAATTATTGACTCAGATTATTAGCGAAAAACCCAAGCTAGACAACATGGAAAGACTTGCTCATGACGCAAAAACCGACATAGTTAAATCATTTGTCAAGGCTGATACAGCTCAGATTGATGGCGTTGTATTGGATGCAGATCTATCCAAAACCCTCACTACAAATGCAAGGCGGAAATCAATGGAGATCCGCCTTGATGGAAATTATCGCATTGAAAAGGTTGACTCCACTGATCCAGAGAGCTTCAAAGTGCAAGTGAGAAATGTTGACTCCGATCTAAGAATATCGTGCATAGTACAAGATGTTTTTCTCGACGCATCCGAGCATAAAAAAGCTCTTCAGCAAGCTGAGTGGGATAGAAAACCAGTTCATTTGTCAATCAACGCAAAAGAACTAGATGGTGAAATAAAGTCCGCGATAATACTTTATGTCAAAGAGATAACATAATCCTCATCCCGGCCTCAGCGCCGGGTTTTCTTTGCCTCACGATCCCCACATCTAAAAACACATAACCAATTGTATTTGTTGATGTAACTCGCTAAACCATGCAGTTATGATCCCTGCCGCATAACCTTCATCAGCCACATTTTCAAAAATAAATTTCCTTATATATCAGAATCATACTTCGTAGAGTTAATAAATCACCAAAATTCGTACCAATAGTTCTTGATAATGTCGAACTATTGGTTCATTATTATCGTCATCAGCAGGACGCATTACTCACCAGGGCGGTGAATATACAACGATTCGAATATGAATCTACGGCGCTGACAAAGCGCAATAACCAAAGTGAACTTTGGGGTGTGGTGAAGGGTTCATGGACGGGAATATGTCGCACGTAAAGCGGCGAGGCCTGCGGGACTATTGCCGAATTGAAGTAGGCCGAAACAGGTCGAAATGGGTCTCCCACCTACCACACCACCAAAGTTCATCAGGAGGTCTATATGACACGCAGAACTCAGTTCAAAGGCAATTCACGTTCTCGTCGTCGTGAGCGTTTAAAGGCAAAGGCATTAGCTAACGGCGTGCTGGCCCGCGAAGAAGCAATAAGTTCAGAAGTATTACACCGCCCTACTCTAAGCAGAGCGCAGATTCAGGCTAAAGGTACTCACGAAACGCCTGAGCGCATAGAAGACGCTAAGCCAATTAAGTTCATGGCACAGGACGTGATCTGGCAACAGAAAGAATACAGACGCAATCTGGAGCGAGCGGCCATTGTGTACGCGAATGAGTTTGGACATAAGCAACCAGAAACTGGTGTATGTCTTCCAAACGTAGCCATTTACGCGGCAGGCTACCGGAAATCCAAACAACTGACGGCGAGGTGACTTGTGTTGGTCGCCAGAAAATGAAATTAGGCAGCAAACCACTTATTTGAGGTGAGATATGACAAAATCATGGAGCGTACCTTTTCCTGAATCAGAAACTGAACATGATGGAATGCCTGTTTTCTGGAGATTCCAGGCGACAGTTGAAGAAGATGGGATAAAAATATTCGCACTTCAATATATAGCTTTTCATCAGACAGAGCATTATGCATGGTTGGTTCCTGCGCATTGGATTGTTAATTTTAAACCAGCACCAAATCAGTGGTTACAGGAATGGAAACAAAGGAGAAATAGATATGCAATTAAGAAAGTAGCAAAAAATGCAGAAAGATCTTTTGCATTCCCAACGAAGAAACTTGCCATTGAGAGTTTATTGCACCGGAAGAAATACCATTTAATGAGAATCAAACAAGATTTGGCTGTTGTATCAACTCTTGTTGATGGGATGAAGAATATTGATACATCAATACCAGATATTGAATATAACTTTGGACACAACCAAGAAACAGAAAACTGGGTGTTTTATTAGTACGAATAAGCACTGTGTATTCATTCCAACGAGTGAATACACGGAGCAATGTCGCTCGTAACCAAACAGGAGCCGACTTGTTCTGATTATTGGAAATCTTCTTTGCCCTCCAATGTGAGGGCTTTTTTATATGCATACCAATAACGCTTCACTAGAGGCGTTTTCGTTATGTGTAAATAAATAAGGAGCACACCATGCAATATGCCATTGCAGGGTGGCCTGTTGCTGGCTGCCCTTCCGAATCTTTACTTGAACGAATCACCCGTAAATTACGTAACGGATGGAAACGCCTTATCGACATACTTAATCAGCCAGGAGTTCCCAAAAATGGATAAAACACTTATGGCTATCCAGACTAAATTCACTATCGCCACTTTTATTGGTGATGAAAAGATGTTTCGTGAAGCCGTCGACGCTTATAAAAAATGGATATTAATACTGAAACTGAGATCAAGCAAAAGCATTCACTAACCCCTTTCCTGTTTTCCTAATCAGCCCGGCATTTCGCGGGCGATATTTTCACAGCTATTTCAGGAGTTCAGCCATGAACGCTTATTACATTCAGGATCGTCTTGAGGCTCAGAGCTGGGCGCGTCACTACCAGCAGATCGCCCGTGAAGAGAAAGAGGCAGAACTGGCAGACGACATGGAAAAAGGCCTGCCCCAGCACCTGTTTGAATCGCTATGCATCGATCATTTGCAACGCCACGGGGCCAGCAAAAAAGCCATTATCCGTGCGTTTGATGACGATGTTGAGTTTCAGGAGCGCATGGCAGAACACATCCGGTACATGGTTGAAACCATTGCTCACCATCAGGTTGATATTGATTCAGAGGTATAAAACGGATGAGTACAGCACTCGCAACGCTGGCAGGGAAGCTGGCTGAACGTGTCGGCATGGATTCTGTCGACCCACAGGAACTGATCACCACTCTTCGCCAGACGGCATTTAAAGGCGATGCCAGCGATGCGCAGTTCATCGCATTGTTGATCGTCGCCAACCAGTACGGCCTTAATCCGTGGACGAAAGAAATTTACGCCTTCCCTGATAAGCAGAACGGCATCGTTCCGGTGGTGGGCGTTGATGGCTGGTCCCGCATCATCAATGAAAACCAGCATTTTGATGGCATGGACTTTGAGCAGGACAATGAATCCTGTACATGCCGGATTTACCGCAAGGACCGTAATCATCCGATCTGCGTTACCGAATGGATGGATGAATGCCGCCGCGAACCATTCAAAACCCGCGAAGGCAGAGAAATCACGGGGCCGTGGCAGTCGCATCCTAAACGGATGTTACGGCATAAAGCTATGATTCAGTGTGCCCGTCTGGCCTTCGGATTTGCTGGTATCTATGACAAGGATGAAGCCGAGCGCATTGTCGAAAATACTGCATACACTGCAGAACGCCAGCCGGAACGCGACATCACTCCGGTTAACGATGAAACCATGCAGGAGATTAACACTCTGCTAATCGCCCTGGATAAAACATGGGATGACGACTTATTGCCGCTCTGTTCCCAGATATTTCGCCGCGACATTCGCGCATCGTCAGAACTGACACAGGCCGAAGCAGTGAAAGCTCTTGGATTCCTGAAACAGAAAGCCACTGAGTAGAAGGTGGCAGCATGACACCGGACATTATCCTGCAGCGTACCGGGATCGACGTGAGAGCTGTCGAACAGGGGGATGATGCATGGCACAAATTACGGCTCGGCGTCATCACCGCTTCAGAAGTTCACAACGTGATAGCAAAGCCCCGCTCAGGAAAGAAGTGGCCTGACATGAAAATGTCCTACTTCCACACCCTGCTGGCTGAGGTTTGCACCGGTGTGGCTCCGGAAGTTAATGCTAAGGCGCTGGCCTGGGGAAAACAGTACGAGAACGACGCCAGAACCCTCTTTGAGTTCACTTCCGGCGTTAATGTTACTGAATCCCCGATCATCTATCGCGACGAAAGTATGCGCACCGCCTGCTCTCCCGATGGTTTATGCAGTGACGGCAACGGCCTTGAACTGAAATGCCCGTTTACCTCCCGGGATTTCATGAAATTCCGGCTCGGTGGTTTCGAGGCCATAAAATCGGCTTACCTGGCCCAGGTGCAGTACAGCATGTGGGTGACACGAAAAGATGCCTGGTACTTTGCCAACTATGACCCGCGTATGAAGCGTGAAGGCCTGCATTATGTCGTGGTTGAGCGGGATGAAAAGTACATGGCGGGTTTTGACGAGATGGTGCCGGAGTTCATCGAAAAAATGGACGAGGCACTGGCTGAAATTGGTTTTGTATTTGGGGAGCAATGGCGATGAAGCATCCTCACGATAATATCCGGGTAGGTGCGATCACTTTCGTCTACTCCGTTACAAAGCGAGGCTGGGTATTTCCCGGCCTTTCTGTTATCCAAAATCCACTGAAAGCCCAGCGGCTGGCTGAGGAGATAAATAATAAACGAGGGGCTGTATGCACAAAGCATCTCCTGTTGAGTTAAGAACGAGCATTGAGATGGCACATAGCCTTGCTCAAATTGGAGTCAGGTTTGTGCCAATACCAGTAGAAACAGACGAAGAATTTCATACGTTAGCCACATCCCTTTCGCAAAAGCTGGAAATGATGGTGGCGAAAGCAGAAGCAGATGAGAGAGACCTGGTATGACAACCACTGAATGCATTTTTCTGGCAGCGGGCTTCATATTCTGTGTGCTTATGCTTGCCGACATGGGACTTGTTCAATGACACCTCAGCAAGAAAACGCCCTTCGCAGTATTGCCCGTCAGGCTAATTCTGAAATCAAAAAAGCCAGACAGCAGTTTCCGGATAAAAACGTCGATGACATTTGCCGTAGCGTACTGAAGAAGCACCGCGAAACGGTAACGCTGATGGGATTCACACCGACTCATTTAAGCCTGGCGATCGGCATGTTAAACGGCGTCTTTAAGGAACGGTGAGCATGAAAAACAAAATCATCATGGAGCTACAGGCTCCTTTTTTATTATTCGCATTCACCCTCAAGCGTATTAACCAACAATTCAGGGATTAATGAAAGATGGCAGACATCATTGATTCAGCATCAGAAATTGAAGAATTACAGCGCAACACAGCAATAAAAATGCGCCGCCTGAACCACCAGGCTATATCTGCCACTCATTGTTGTGAGTGTGGCGATCCGATAGATGAGCGAAGACGCCTGGCTGTTCAGGGTTGTCGGACTTGTGCAAGTTGCCAGGAGGATCTGGAACTTATCAGTAAACAGAGAGGTTCGAAGTGAGCGAAATTAATTATCAGGCACTGCGTGAAAAGGCAGAGAAAGCAACTAAAGGAAGCTACATCGTAGGGCATACATCTGTTAACCAACACGGCAATTTAACAGGAGTTTTTGTTTGTCAAAAAAGGAAAGGAGAACCCGGTGGCGTGATTGCGGAATGTCATGTTAACTGCCTGATTGAATCAGATGCTCAGGCTTATGCAAACGCTGAATTCATAGCAGAGGCTAACCCGGCTACCGTGCTGGAACTGCTGGATGAACAGGAAAGAAACCAGCAATACATCAAACGCCGCGACCAGGAGAACGAGGAGATTGCGCTTACGGTTGGGAAGCTGCGTGTTGAGCTTGAAGCAGCAGAGAACAACCTTATTGATAGTGAATGCCATGTTGCTGAACTGGAAGAAGCTCTACGCGATAAGCAGGCGTTACTTGAAGCCTCAGAAAAGCGCAACGCAAAATTACAAAGCGAGAATGCATACATCCGCAACCGGTACAAAGAACTGGACCTGTTAATCGGGAAAAACATTCTGGTCATGCAGGCTGCCATTATCGAATGGCAGGCAACTGGCGACGCTAAGAGCGGACTAGCATGGATTTATAACACACTGTTTGGCCCTGGCGAATTACCGGACGAATCTGAGAAAGATGCTCAGGCCTACTTTAATCGCAAATATGCACCGATTGACGAAAATCTCATGGAGCTTCACAAGTGGTTTTGGGAACAAAGTGAAGCCGAGCGCGCCGCTGGCATTCGCATCAAAGGAGAGTGATATGAGCGCTATAACCAAAGATCGACTACTGACAATCAAGCAGTGGCGCGAAACATACGGACCGGGTAGCAACGTTGTACTGCCAGCAGAAGAAGCGGAAGAACTGGCACGAATTGCGCTGGCATCACTGGAACGCGAACAGATTCGCCACGAGCATGCCAAATGGTCTGACTCCACATTTGGCTGCGTTGGCCCCATAGGTCCGCTGAAACATCTCTCAAAAGAGGCACTGGAAGCCGCAGCCGAACCAGACGATCTTAGCGAGTGGGCTGATATGCAGTTTCTGTTGTGGGATGCACAGCGCCGTGCTGGCATCAGCGATGCTGAAATTAACGTTGCTATGGAAGATAAATTGAAGATCAACATGGAGCGCCAGTGGCCTGAGCCAAAAGATGGTGAGCCTCGCTTGCACATTAAAGAACCCGGCAACTCTCCGGTAACTCCTGATGGTTGGATAAGCTGTAGTGAGCGAATGCCGGATACCAAAACAGCCGTTCTTGTTGCCAGGGAGTTTGACAGGAAAGGTGACTGGCGAATGAAATGGGCGACTTACATCCCGGGGCATCCTGACGCTAATGATGGGTGGATAATTCCTGGTGCGTCGTGGAAACCGTCACACTGGATGCCGCTACCAGAGCCTCCCCTTTGATAGCTAAGCTTATACATATCTTTTACATCAGCAATCTATTGTTAATCTCCAATCAATGTTACGTTGTCATCTCTCTCATGCTTTGGAGGTAGTGATATGTCTTGTCCAAAATGCGGTTCTGGAAATATTGCAAAAGAAAAAACAATGCGTGGATGGTCTGATGATTATGTGTGCTGCGATTGCGGATACAACGACTCTAAAGACGCATTTGGAGAGCGTGGTAAAAACGATTTTGTCAAAATTAATAAAGAACGCGAAGGCAACGAAAAAAGCTAATTTATTTATTCATATATGAAAACAATGTAACCAATATTCGAATTGAAGAACTGAAAGAACACCAAGCCGCCTGATGGCGGTTTTTTCTTGCCTGATTTGCAGGTTCGATTCCCTATTCGGAGATAGCACTCATGCAACACGAACTACAACCTGATTCACTGGTTGATTTGAAATTCATCATGGCCGATACTGGCTTTGGTAAAACCTTCATCTACGACCGGATTAAGTCCGGCGACCTGCCAAAAGCCAAAGTTATCCACGGTCGAGCAAGATGGTTATATCGTGACCATTGTGAATTCAAAAATAAGCTCTTAAGCCGCGCCAATGGGTAA